TTTTTAGATTTTAATTTTGCAGAGCGTGATAAAGTACATGTAGGACTTAATTCTGAATTTAGTGAAATATTATGGTTTTATCCATCATCTGCTGGTACAGAGATAGATAAATATGTTGCCTATAATTATTTAGAAAAAGTTTGGTATTACGGAACACTTGAAAGACAAGCATGGCTTGATAGAGGCATAAGAAACCTACCACAAGCCACAGGTGGTTCGTTGCTTTATAACCATGAGGTTGGATTTGATGATGATGGATCTGCTATGACATCGTTTATAGAATCTTCAGCCATAGATATAGGAGATGGCGATAAGTTCTTGTTTTTAAAACAAGTTATACCAGATATTACGTTTACTGGATCAACAAGTGTTAACCCAGATGTATCGTTTACTATGAAATCAAGAAATAATCCTGGTGCTAATTTTAACGAGACAGCACAAGTTACAACACAGAGATCTGCAACTAGTCCAGTAGAGCAGTTCACAGAAAAATTAAATTATCGTTTACGAGGCAGATCTTTTGCTTTAAGAATTGATTCCACATCACTGGGAACTAAATATAAATTAGGTACACCTAGAGTGGATATAAGACAGGATGGTAGACGCTAATGTTAATAACCAGTATTCCTCAATATATTCAAGGTGTAACAAACGCAAAAGTAGATTTAACCACAACGGATCTTACAACTTTGTTTACAGTTCCTAGTGATGCCGATTTCAATGCAGCCGTTGTAAACTCTATATTAGTGTCTGAAGATAGTGGCAACGCTGATACAATTACAGTGCAACTTGTAAATGGCAGTGATACGTTTAGTTTATTTAAAGTGAAAGCCGTAGGAGCTAACACAACGGTAGAATTACTTTCAAAAGATTTGATATTACAAAGTGGAGAGATATTAAAAGTACAGGCTGCAACAGCTAATAGATTGCATGTTGTGGCTAGTATTCAAGAGTTATCTAAAACAAGGGTGACAACGAGTGCGATATCTAGAATATAGGATTGTAGAAACAACAAATTATTGGTAGTATGAACTATGGGCATTTTTAAAAACATTACTAGATCATTAAAAAAAGCCGCACCATTGATTGGTAGTGCTATTGGTATGTATTTTGGTGGTCCATTAGGTGCATCCATAGGATCTGGCATAGGGTCTCTTGCGGCAGGTAGAAGTGCAGAAGAAGCCTTACAAAATGCAGCACTTGCAGGAGCAACGACATACGCAATGGGTGGTAAAGGTTTTGGAAAAGGTTTTAATTTTGATACTTCTGGTTCTCCTTTTGCCTCTCCGTCAACAACTAGTGCTATAACAGGTAATCCAATCGCATCTGTAAAAACAGCAGACACAGGTGGCATTGGATCATTCTTAAAAAGCATGATCCCAGAATCTACTGCTGGTAAAATAGCATTAGGTGGTGCTGGATTAGGGTTATTAGGAGCCTTAAGCGGAGAAGAAAAAGAAGAAGAAAGAAAAATGCCTCCTTTTCCAAAGGGTAAAACAAGATTAGGATATGGACGTATAGGTGATAAACTGTATAATTTAGATAATGAAGAAGAACGAAAGAAATACTTTGAAGATAATAGAAATAGAGGTATATTTTCAATAGATCCATTAGAAGCAGCTGTGGGTGGAGAAGTAAAAGGCCCCGGTACAGGAACCAGCGATTCAGTTCCTGCTAGACTATCAGACGGTGAGTTTGTATTAACTGCAAAAGCTGTCCGTGGTGCAGGTGGTGGCGATAGAAATATTGGTGCTGCTAGAATGTATGATATGATGTCACAACTAGAAGGAGCCGCATAATGGCAACACAAACAGTTGAACAAACCGTAAGATTACCAGAATTTCAAGAAAAATTTTTAGCAGATATATTTGCTAGTGCAAAGGCGTTGACGGGTGAAGGTTCACAAATGCCTTTTGCTGAACAGAAATTAGCAGGACTTTCAGAGGGACAGCAAAAAGCAATAGCATCAGCACTTCAAGGTGTAGGATCTTTTGCACCTTTTCTGCAACAAGGAACAGAGGCTCTTGGTCAAGGGATTGGGCAACTAGGAACTGCACAAGAATATGTCGCTGGTGCAGGAATAGATCCAACGAGCTATCAACAGTTCATGGATCCTTTTATGGAAGATGTCATTGCAAAAACTCAACAAGATATTGCAGATAAAGGTGCACAACAACAACTGCAAGCACAAGCAGGAGCCGTTGGATCAGGTGCGTTTGGCGGATCAAGACAAGCAGTATTACAAGGACAGATAGCTGCTGATGTCATGGATCAACAAGCAAGAACTGGTGCACAATTAAGATCGCAAGGATTTCAACAAGCACAAAACTTAGCACAACAAGCTGCACAACAACAATTAAAACAAGCACAACTTACAGGTCAGTTGGGTCAGACTGTTGGAGCGTTGGGAACGCAAGTAGCAGGATTAGGTCAACTAGGACAACAAATGGGTGTTCAAGACATTAATACATTATTAGGAATCGGTGGACTACAACAACAGCAAGGACAAAAACAACTTGATATTGATAAAGCAAACATACTGGCAGAACAATCATTACCTTTTCAGCAAATTGGATTTTTATCTGATATCTTTAGAGGCGTGCCAGCACTACAACAGACCTTTTCCAAAACTACAACACCTCCTCCAAGCACTAGTTCACAATTATTGGGTCTTGCACAAGCAGGTATCGGTGCTTTTGGTTTAATGAATCAAGGAAAAGGTTTTCCAGGTTTCGGGAGAGCTTAATGGATGATCCACTAAAAAGAAGAATGTTCGCACAACAAGTTATGAATATGTATAACAGCAGACAGCCTATGGGTATTCTTGCATCATCGCCAGAGTTAATGGGTGCAGTACAAAATTACGCTGGTGGTGGTGCAGTTAAAGGTTATCAAGATGGTGGTGTTCAATCTATAGCCGATTCTTTTAACGAAAGAGGTTTTTCTGTTCTTGCTGTTCCTACAATTTTAAAACAAAATCCAAACATAACATACGATAAAAATCTTAAAAAATTTATACCTAAAGATAATTTAAACAGAAGTCTTGATTTACCTGCTGAATCACAAATGGATAAAAAAGAAACACAGCAAGACAAAAATTTAAAAATAATTAAACAACAAGGAGAATTTGGAGTAACTCCAGAAAAAGAAAACATAATGCAAGTTGATGATTTTCAATCAGATACACAGCCTAAATTTGTTGCACCAGAAGCACAATTAGACGATGCACCAGGTAAAATTAATCAAACAACTGAAAATATATTAAAACCAGCAGACGATAAACCAGCAGATGATAAACCTAAAGACACAAAGAAATCTAGTTTTCTTACTGATGTAGCGAGTAGCTATGAAGCTTTCAAAGACAAATTAGCAAAGATAGATAGACGATATGAAGCAGACGATGCTAAACGAACAGACTATATGCAAAAAATAGAATCTTTGATGGAAGAGGAAGAAGACGAAATAAGCCTTGAAGATGTAGATAAAAAGGCTAGAGAAGTTTTAGACTTAAAAGAAGGACAGTATGACGATGATAGGGTAACAGCCTTTTGGATGTCCATGATCAAAGGTGGTTTAGCTACAGCGGCAGGAGAGAGTGAGAATGCTCTTACAAACATATCAAAAGGTTTACTTTTTGGTGTTGAATCTTTTGGTAAAGACTTAAATCAAATCAATCAACAAGAAAGAGAAGACAGAAAAAGTCTTGCTAAAATAAGATATGATCTCATGAAAGATGAGAAAGCTGCAAAAATAGCAGAAAGAACCTTAAAAATACAAGCATACGGAGAACTTGCAAAATTAGAAGAAAACAAGTTTCAATTTAAAACAGAACTAGAATATAAAACAGCAAGAAATAAAATTACAGATGAGTTAGCGTTTGCTAAGTTAGATTTAACCGCGGCTCAAGCTCTACAGTCCATGAAGTTAGAAGCTGAAACTTTTGATTTAAAAGTTCAAGAGCTTGCATTAAATAAGAAAAAACAAGACGATTATGTAAAGCTCACTGAAAAACAACTTAGTGCACAATTAAGAGATAAAGCATCAACAAAAGAGATTAAGAATATCTATGCTTTGGGTGCTGACTACGCAACATACGAAGATGGTCAATTCACATTTACCGATAAAGGTAAAGCCATGTTAATTGCTGCAACAACAAATAAAACTAAATTTACTGATCTAGTAACAACTGCTAAAGCAGTTGCGGCTAATAAAAAAATTAAAGGTTATAGCTATGATACTGTAGATAAAGCAGAGGATGCTTACTATTATTACGAAGGTATTACTAAACCAGCACTTGAAGCTTTGGTTAAAACTACTAAAGATAGATTAGGTGGTATTGATAACGATGAATACAGAAAACAAGAAAAAATTATATTACAACAATTTGCAAAAGATACTGGTGGTACTTTAGATACTACTACAGGTGGTGGTAGCTTTAGAAAAATGCCACAAGCTGTAATAGATAAAAATTATAATGAAGGTGACACATTTACTAGTAACGGAATAAAATATATTGTAGGTCCAAACAATACTTTTACAGAGGCTAATTAAATGGCGGAACAAGATCTAGGTTTAGATCTAAGTGTTAAACAGGCAGATCAAGAAGATTTAGGCTTAGATTTAAGTGGACAAATAGAAAATCAAGAAGATTTAGGTTTAGATTTATCAACAAAAGAAATTGATATTAACGAACCAAGCACCGATGAAGGTTGGGCAAAAGAACTAGGTGAAGGTTTTATTGAAGGTCTAACCAAAATTCCACAAGGTATTGTTGAATTAGGTCTTGAAGGTGTTGATTATGTTGCAGACACACAACACGCTAGACAGTTTAATCTATGGGCAGATAAAACAAGAAAAGACTTTGGTATTGATCCTGAAGGTGCTGTAGGCACTATCACTTCGGGTTTAACACAGTTCGCTATCCCTGGCTTGGGTGCTGCCTCTCTTGTAAGTAAATTATCTAAACTTGGTAAACTGCAAAAAGCTTACAGAACTGGCGGAAAAAGTTTAGGTAAAAAATCATCCTTAACTAAAACACAAAAAGTTGCACTGGCTACACAACAAGCTGTGGCAGCAGGAGTTGCTGATGCTGTGGTCACGACTGACGGTACACAGACCATTGGTGATTTCTTCGATGGTGGCTTTACAGGAACAGATGTTTACAATGTTGCCGATTCAGGATCCGAGGACGCTGCTCGTAGAATAGGTAATAGATTTTCTTTGTTGATAGAAGGTGGTTTGTTGGCTGGTACGATACCTCCAGTGTTGTCAGGACTAGCAAAAGGAGCAGTAAAAGCTGGTGCTGCCAGAGTTCCAGGAACCACGATTACAGGTGCAGATGTTGTTACTCTTGGAGGCACAAAAGTTATCCGTGCAGGTGCAGAAAAAGCCACTAAATACATCGCAAAGCTTGATGATTTAGACTACAGAAGAGGTTTGATAGATGAAGAAACAGGTGAAGTTGTAAGAAAAATGACTGCTTTTGAAAACTTTAGTTTTTTCTTAGCAAGAAATCTTAGAAGTAGAGGAGCTTTGTTAGGAGCTAGAACAGGTGTTCAGCAACAAGAGACAACAAGACAAATAAAACTTTTTGACAAAGACACTAATAAAGAAATCTTATTTAATGGAGAAAAAAGATCTTTTGGTTCCGAACAAGAAGCATATGCTAGTTTAAAAGCATTGTCTGACGAGGAAGTAAAACAACTACCAGAGTTTAAAAGCATAGAAGAGTCAATTGTTAGGAGCACAAAAGAATCACCAGAATATAAAGATCTTCAATATCAAAGAATGAGAAATGCTGATGATCCTAACATAGATTCAGATTTAATTGACCAACAACAAAGAATGGTTAACAAGGAATTAGAAGATGCTCAAAAAGAAATAACTCAGCAATACTATCTTGGTCGTGAGCAAAAGACCAAAGCAATATCAATGAATGTGTCAAAAGGCATAGCAGGAACAGAAGAAACTATAGACAGTGCTAAACTTTTTTCACTTATTGGGCCTACTCAAGAAGCTGGTTTTAAGGTAGCCACAGACCAATTTAAAAGATTAGAAAAAGCGATAGACAAAGCTTTAGCAAAGCCTGAATACATAAATCAAAGTAATCTTTCAAAAGAAAAAATATTAAATAATCTGTATGACTACTTTACAGGCAAGACAATAGTATCCGAAGAAAACTTGTTTAAAGAAATAGGAATACCAAGAGAATTAAAAATTCCAATACAAAACATGGTGAAGTTAAAAAATAATTTAGCTGAAAACATATTAAAGTCTGGAGCTATTAAAAACTTAATGTCAGCAGAGGAAATAATAGCAAAAGTCCCTCGTCCACCTAAAAAAGAAGTTTATACAGGAGGAGCCAATCCCCCTAAAAACTGGAAAGGCACAGTTGAAGAATGGGAAGATCAAAAGTTTCTTGAATTCAAAAGAAAACAAGGTGTTCCTACAAAAGAAGATATTGTTAGAGCTATCGAAGATAGTATGATTAAGCCTGACGGAACACACAAAGGTGGTTTTTTTGTAACTCGTTATAGAATAATGGAGGACAATAAATACAAATTAACTGAAGATACCATTGATAATGTAATGGGTATGTTTGGCTTTACAAAAACAAAACAAGGCACTTTTAGAAAATCAGCAAAAAAAGATATGTTTGATGAAAAGACTATGCAAAATATGTATAAGAACATAGCTAAAACTTTTTCTGTGAGAAGAAAAAAATTAGATGAGTTGATAAATAAGGCAACTTTTCGAGGTGCTGTTCCTCAAAAATTAGCAGAAGAAAGAGCTCTTCTAGATTATAATGCTGTGGGTAAAAAGTTCGACCCACCAACACAAAAGCAAGTAAAAAAATATATAGATCTAGCTTTTAATCAGCAAAAAGCAAAACAAGAAATAGCTAAAGATATGTCTAATTCTTTTTTCACACAAACAGCAATAGCAAAAATACCAACAACTTTGATAAACACAAAGAAACTGGACTTACCATCTCTCAAAGCTATCTATGGAGAAGTGAAAGATTTGAAAGAATCTTATGTTGGCACGATAGCAAAATTTGCTCAGTTCAATGCGACAGATAATTTTTACACTTCTTTGAGAAAAATAGCTGATGACGATATAGCAAAGAACGGTGAAAATTCTATTTTTAGAGATACAAATTTAATGAATAAAAGAGAACTTGATGAGTTCATACAATCAGATCGTGGAAAAAGATCATACGTTCTTGGAAAACAAGGAACTTCTGGAAGATCAGATGAATTAAATCTTAGTGAAACACCTTTTGGTGCAATGCACGGTATCGCTGTTCCTGCCAGTATGTGGAAAAGTATGTCACAAAATGTTTTAAATGATACAAATAATATTGCTCATGTAGGAAGGCAGTTGTATGGCAAGTTCCTTTGGTTGAAAGGATTTTCACAATACTCAAAAACTATTCTATCTCCAATCACACATGTTCGTAACATAACATCCGCTTCTTTGTTTGCAATGGCACAAGGAAACATAGGTCGTGGTGCAAATCTTGGTGAGTCTTTAAAATATGTTTTTAATGATTTAGCAGGAAGATCTGATGAAGAGCAGGTTGCTTTTCTTGCTGATTTACAAAGACGAGGAATAATAGGTAGTCAGGCTGAACTCAGAGAATTACAAGCCAACTTGCGTAGAGGTGTGGGTTATGAAAATCCAACAACGGGTAAATCTCATCTTGATAATAGTTTAGATGCCTCAAACATGGTCTTTAATCTTGGTAATAAATTCACTAGAACAGGTGGTAAGTTTTTAAAGAAAATGGAGGACTTATACAAAGGTGAGGATGATCTTTGGAAAATATATAATTATCAATTTGAGTTAAATAAACTAAAAACAGCACGAGCTAAATATATAGCTAGTGCCAAGGATGCGAATGAAGCTAAAGCTTTTACAAAAGAATTTGATGAAGTCCATTTAGGTGGTAAAAGTATGGAGGACTTTGCAGGAGACATTGTAAGAAATCATGTCCCTAACTATGATTTAACTTCAGAAGCCATAAAATCATTTAGACAATTACCTGTTGGAAACTTCGTATCTTTTCCTGCTGAAATAATTAGAACAGGTTTCAACACATTAGAAACAGCCGTAAAAGAATTAAGCAGTAACATACCAGAAGTTAGAGAAATAGGTATGAGACGATTAATGGGAGCGTTAACAACTTTCGTTGCGTTGCCAGTAGCTGTCAGAGAAATAGGAATGAGTCTATCAGGAACCAGCGAAGAAGAAATGCAAGCTGTTCAAGACTTGGCTGCACCTTTCCAAAAAAATTCTACCTTAGTGCCTGTTGGCAGAGACAAGAATGGTAATTTAGAGATATACGATTTCAGCCATACTAATCCATATGATTCTTTAATTAGACCTTTTACTGCACTTATTAGAAGTTTAAACAGAGATGGTAAGCTTGAAAGAGATGGAGTTGAAACAGTTTTTAATGCAGCAGAAGAAAGTTTCGGTGAAATTTTTCAACCCTTCTTTGATGAATCAATAATTACAGCAAAAATATTAGACATTGCACCTAAAAGCGTACCCGGTGGTAGAGGTGGTGCAACTGAAACAGGTGCACGAATATATAAAACAGGTGAGGGCGGAGATTCTTTAGGGAGTAGATTTCAAAAAAGTTTCATACATGTATTAGAAGGCATGACACCGGGTGCTTCACCTTTCCGTGTACCAACAGGTGCAGAGTTGGATGATATTGAAATGGGTAGATTTCTCCGTGGAATAACAGACCCAGAGTCTAAAGAGCCAAGCACTGGCAGACAATTTACACGACTTGGAGAAATGGTTAGAGCAACTCTCGGTGTAAACACACAGACATTTGATCCAGATAGATTAGGAATATTCAAAGCACAAGAGTTCAAAGCAAATCGATCCACGGCTGCTACATTGTTTAATAGAGTAAATAACAGAGCCGTTGTCACTTCAGAAGAATTTATAGACGCATGGACTAATGCCAACAGAGCTAGATTAAGATCTTTTAGAAAAGCAAGAAAAGACTTCTTGGGACTACAAGCATTAGGAGCTACAGAAGAAGAAGTTATATTAAGATTTAAAAAGGAAGGCGTGGGAAATAGAGAGATAGGGTCTATTATAGAAAACAGATATATACCTTTCTTTCCTAGTCGAGATGCTTTTTTAGAAGCTGAAGAAAAAGGTCACAATATGCCAGTGGATGAATTAGAAGAACTTTACAATTCTTTTGATGGCATACCAATAGATCCCATAGAAGAAACAGAAGAAGTTTCAGAACTAACAACACAAGAACCTGTTCAGAAAGCAGAACCTGTAACAACTAATGTGCCTCCATCGCCTGTGGCAAGTGCACCTCAAGTATCACCTGTGGCAAGAGATATAAACACAAGATTAGCCACGCTACTAAACCCCAATGATCGAATCATTGCAGAAAGACAACAAAGGAACATAGGATGAAACTATCAGATAATTTTTCATTAACAGAATTTACCAAATCACAAACAGCAGAAAGAAAAGGTATAGAAAACAGTCCAAACGAAATCCATATCAAAGCTATGGAATCTTTGTGTTCTAATGTATTAGAAAGAGTCAGGTCTGCTTTTGGTAAACCAATCATGATTAACTCTGGGTATCGCAGTCCTGCCCTGTGTGAGGCGATTGGCTCAAAACCTACCTCGCAACATTGTGATGGAGAAGCAGCAGATATAGAAATATTTGGTGTTAGTAACTATGATCTAGCAAAGTACATTGAGAATAATTTAAATTTTGATCAGTTAATATTAGAGTGTTGGGATGGTAAAGAGCCAAACTCTGGATGGGTGCATGTTTCTTACGTTAACGATATTGCAAATAGAAAAAGTGTGTTAACATACACTAGAGCAGGTGGATACTCAAAAGGTATAGAGTAGTGTCATACAAAAGAAACTATCAAAGAGAATATGAAATTGAACCCAAATCTCGCAGAAAGAAACGAGCAAATAGAAATTTAGCTCGTAGAAAAATGATGCGTCAGGGTAAAGTCAAAAAAGGCGATGGTAAAGATGTACATCATGTTGGTGGTAATGCTCTAAATAAAAAAAGTAAATTAAAAGTTGTATCTGCTTCCAAGAACAGATCATATCCAAGAACCAAAAAAGCAAGAAAGAAGAATCCAAAGTCATAATGTCTACATTAGTTGTTAATTTACCTTCCATAGATGTATGGGTACGAAAAGAATATTTAAGAGATGGAGAAGATGGACACGGGGAGTTTGTAAAAGGTGTATGGGTTACGGCAAAATCTATTCCAGGTAGAGCTTTTTATTTTGAAACTTATCTCCCTGACTATGGTGCTCTTTACGATAAACTACCTATTAGTGCTTTTACTGTTAAACCACAGACCCCAACTCCAGATATGGATCTTTATAATCTTCAGTTTTGGAATTGCATGGATTATGGGGTGGTGGCAGTTAGCAAACAGTTCATAGGATCGATGGACTTTGAGGTTTATACAAGAGATCATGGTATCGTAAAAGGATCTTATGTTTGTACTCTTGATAACTATCACGAGAGTATAGACACGATAGATTACTCTACCAGTGAAAAACCAGCAGAGCACAAATCATTTAATTTGTTAGAATTAGATAACGGACAGTTCTGTCTGTATCCAAACAACAGAATGAGAGTGTACGATAACTCACTGACACCAGACAAGCCACTGCAGCCAGACTTCAAAGTTAGCACAGAAATATATCAAGTTGAGAACGGACAGAAGTTTAGACTCGGAGATACAGACGAGTATTTTTGGAAGGCAAAAGATGAATGATAGAGTTTCTTCTGGTCTTCATGCTCAACGAAAGAGTGATAGATCAGACACAAAAATTTGAAAATATTAACAGTTGTTTGTATTTTGCAAGACGTTTGAACAACCAACCAGATGTTCCACTACCAGATGGTGAAATCGGCAAAATTACTGCATATTGTAAGCCTGTTCGAAAAAATTAGGCTCTCAGATCGCCACACAGAGCCGAAACGATATGTCCGTGTGTGATTATACCCTAGAAATACCTTTGTTTTTCTACGATTGTGATAGGTAGGTTAGCCGACTTCTCCCCAGTTTTCGCCTAATTCTGCGTCCACTTCAAAGGGTATTTTTAGATTTGGGACACAATTAGACATAATGTCCTTAATTTTTTCTACTTCTTCTTGTTTTTTGATGTTGAAGCATAGTTCATCATGTACGGTCAACATAGGACACAATCCTTCTTTGTAACATTCAACCATTGCTTTCTTAGTTTGATCAGCACTTGACCCTTGAATCAATCTATTTAGAGCCTTGTATGTAAATGCTCTCCTAACTCTGCCTTTACCACCATACTCATCAATGGCTTCTTCCATTGGCAAAGCTTTGTTGTATCCATAAGACACAGGCTCGTACATATCAAATCTACATTTACGGCCCAACCAAGTTCTAATAATACCTGTGCTCGAAGCACGGTTCATGGCTTTGTCAGATAGCGATCTCAAAAAAGGCACTCTTTCATTATAAGTTTCTAAAAGTTTGGAGGCTTCGTCTGTATCTATATCCATGACGTTAGCAAGTTTAGCTTTGCCCATACCATACATAATCCCAAGATTAACTGTCTTGGCTTGTTTTCTAGGTATGTTTGCCATGTCAGCCACCATCTGATGAAAATCAGCATTACCTTCGTGATACATCTTAACAACATCATCTATCTGTGGGTGTCTGTCTATACCTGTCAGAGTGGCACAATAGTGAACCAACCATCTTGGCTCTTGCGATGCGTAGTCAAAAGAACCCCACTTGTGTCCTTTTTCTGGCACAAACAAACCACGAATTAATTTTTTAATCTCTGGATCTCTCGCAGGTATTTGTTGTAAGTTAGGATTACTTGAGCTAAAACGACCTGTAACAGTTCCACCACCATCGGATCTAAGAGAGTGAAAGTCACAATGTATTCTGCCTTGATGAGAATGTTCAAGAATAGTATCAACAAAAGTCGTATTGGCTTTGTTTATCTCTCTAATTTTTATAATCTTCTTTGCAATAGGGTGCGTTTGATTAGACAAAAATTGTTTTGTAAACATGGGCGACCCGGACTTTTCTGTGCGAGAATAAGGAAGACCTACAGCATCAAAGACTTTTGCTACAGATGTGGCGACCCAAGGTTCTATCGTGACTCCAGTTTCTTTGACTATCTCTTGTATAAGTGATTCTTCTATCTTTACTAATTCTTTTTTAGTCTGTTGTGCTTTATCAATGTCAACAAGAACACCTTTTGTTTTCATTTCAAAAAGAACAGGTAGTAAACTCGTTTCTAACTCAAAGATACTAGAACATTCATCTTGAGTTATTTTCTTTTTCAAAAGATCCCAAAGTTTTAAAGTTATCAAAGCATCTTGTTCAGCATACTTACCAACATATCTAGGTGGTAACTTCCACATACCAGACTTTGGATCTACACCAAACTCATCTGCTGCGGATTTCAGTAGCTTTTCATCTTTGTATTCCCCTAGATAATCACGAGCAAGTGAGTTTAAATTATACCATCTTCTGTTTTCATCCAACAAGGGTGCAGCAATCATGGTATCTATTATCTTGCCTTTGACTTCTATCCCTTCGGCTCGTAGCCAACCTAGATCGTACAAAGCATTATGAAATATCTTTGTTATGTTCACATCGTCACATAATTTTTGTAGCCATTTGTAAACTGTTTTCTTTGGTAAATTACCAGACTGATGACCAACAGGAAAATACCAAGAGCTTTCTCCCGCAGCCACAGCCACTCCTATGATGTATCCATCTTTTCTTGTCCAACCAGGTCCAAGAGTCAGTAGTTTGGGATCTTTGGTTTCTAAGTCTATAGAAACTGTTTCGTATTGAGATAGATCAGGAAAACTTTGAGGAGGTGTCCAATCAGAGTCCACATTACCCCAAGACATATCTTTTATATCTTGATCTAAAAAATGATATTGATCATTTGTCATTTATAATTTCTCCGCCTAACGCAGCATATCCGATAATATCAACCCAGCTATCATCGTGTTCTATTGTTTCTGCTAGTCTAGCTAATTTTACACCAACCATACAAGCTACAACTTCTTGTGCCGTAACATCTCTAGCAAGTATAACAGACCATATCTTGGCTATTCTTTCGTGATTAAATTTAGCAGGTCCATATTCTTTGGCTCTCGGTCCATTGATTAGTTTCTCTGCCTCATCTAAAAAATATTTTCTATTCTTTTTCATATTTCAAACCTATATTTTGTTGTTGATTCTATTAGGTGCAGTGTTTTTTTAGCACGAGTTATGCCCACATAAAAAGTTCTGATCTCGGAGTCTTGGTCTAAACTTTCTACGCAAGCCTTTGTGGAATCTAATAAAACAGCTACATTATCTGCCTCTCCACCTTTTGCTTTGTGTATTGTAGATATTCTAATCCTTGGACTACCTGTTAATATCTTTTCTCCCCGTCTTCTAACAGACATGATATATGCTGTTTCTTGATCAGACACACTTAAAACTTTCTGCCACGGCACGAAATTATTTGCTGTAAACTCACACAATCTTTCTAAGTTTCCTAATGAGTATCCCTCATCGGGAGGTCTTTCGCTGTTAACGTCTGCTAAAGAATACATCAACTTCCTACCTGCTTTTGTTATATAACTAGGATTAATTAATTTTGAAAAAGGTTTTAACAAATCAGCAGGCACTGATGCTCCTCGTTGTAACTTAAGCCACAACTCTATAGCATTTAATACATTTGGAGATATAGACCAACCTGTGCCTTCTCTCCAATAAAGATATCCTTCTTCTTTCATACGAACACAAACTTTATTTGCTATGTAATTTGTTCTTGCAAGTATCAGCCATTCGCCATTGGTCATATCAACATCTAAAATATCTCTATGCCAAGTTATTGTGCCGTCTTTACTAGTAGGTTTCCACTTTTTAAGTTGTCTAAGAGAAAGTTTTTTTATCAAGTTTTGTGAAAATTCATGAACAACATTCGGAACTCTGTACGATTCTTCTAAAATCATTTTATTTTTACTTGAACCTAAAAAATCTTCTATCCTAACACCCATCCAAGAGTATATAGCTTGATCGTCATCTCCAGCATAATACACAGCCTTTGAGTTTGGCACTAAAACTTCTTTTACCATTCTCCATTGCAGAGGTGCTAAGTCTTGTGCTTCATCTATAATTAATAAATCAAACTTTGGACTAGATCCCTCTCGTATAAATTTTTCTATCATATCTACAAAATCTAACTTATCTTTTGCTGTTTTGTAATCTGTGTAAGCTTTATCTAAAATTTTAAGCTGTTGCCAATGTAAAGTATGATCCCAAGTATCATTGAATTGTTGTTCTAGTGTAACTTCTCTAACACGAGCCATCTGAATAATAGACATATATCTGTCGCCACCTGCACCTATCTGAAACAAAGGACCATCTTCTAAACCAACAGTAGGGTTAGTTCTAAACTCCAACCCAACTAGTTTTCCTAATTCGTTATAGTCAGATCCTTTGAAAACTTGTCTTGTAGTCAAACCCATCCAAGTAAATGCTAGTGAGTGTAATGTTCTAAAATACGACATTTGATCTGCATTTAAATTTAGCTCTCCCATAGCACGATCTCTTGCCTCTGTTGCAGCTTTACGGCTGAAAGACATGAATGCTATCTTGTTTGGATCTCCACCAAGTTTTATTCTACTCTTGACTAAATCAATTAAAGTTGTTGTTTTTCCTGTGCCTGGTGGCCCAAAAATTGTAAGCTCTTTTGTCACTTTCTATTTCCTTGTCCCTTATTTCTACCTGTTGGATCTTTAACTTCAAATGGACATACACCTTTTGCGTTTATTTTTACTGCCTCTGGGTACAATCTCCACAGTTCTTCTTCCAAATATTCTTCGATTAGTTTTTTACCTTCAACACATTCTTGTCTTGTTTTATACACAACTCCTGGTTCCCAGAAACTACACAAAGCATCTCCACCTCTGTATCTGCATTGCTCAACAAAAATTACGCAAAAAGCTACTAACATTTCCATTAGAACGGAGCCTCCTCTATTTCAATATTTACGTCTGCGATTTCTACTTCAGAAACAAACTCTGGTATCCACCAAACTCTGACTGATTTCCATTTACCTGCTGATGTTTTGAATTTTTTTACGATAGAACTTTCTTCGTTGTTTATCTCTTTGAGTCTTTCTTGCACTTGTGCTCTCGTATAACTATCAAACTTTTTCTGTCGCATGAACTCCATTAACGAGTCTAATCTAAAATATGTTCTACCTTCTTCTACTTCAGTATATGGTTTACCCAACATAACTTCTTCAAAAGTCTGTGCTTGAACTCGACCTGTACAGTAAGATTCAAGTATAGATATAAACTGACCCTTGTATGTTAACTCTTCGGGAACTTGTATCTCATTGCACTTTTCCATCAAACCATTAACTGTTGATTCCCAATCTGCGTCCTTTAATTTAGGAGGCATAACTTTTAATTGTTCCATACATGCTCGCTGAAACAAACGAGGTGCTTGTAATTCTTCTGTGGTTATCTCTAATCTCTGACCACCTATATCTACAAACCACAATCTTGGCTCGGATAAAATAACAGACAAACCACTTATTGTTGGCATCGATGTAGCACCTATACCTAATTTCATAGTTCGACATACACCCTGATTGCAATGTGAAGACATAGGCTCTTCTTTGCAAAGATACTGATATTCTTTTTTCTCTAATGTATTTTGAATAGCTACAACTTCTGATGCAGATAATGGTGGATTAAAATCTTTCATGTTGTGTTCTTCAAGTTTTGTTTTCCAATTACCAGGATCAAGTCTTTGTAGAAACACACCTAAATGAAACAAAGTTCTGTTTCTTTCGCCCTCAAACACTCCTATTGCTAGTTTTGTTCTAAGACAAGGTATGTAATTAGGTAACAAATCAACAGGTCCGCCTATCGGTAATTTTAAAAAATCTTTGGGACTCGTTTTGACTTTGTGGATTTGCTTGATGAACTCCGAAAGTGATGCCTCAATATAGCTTGTTCTTTTTTTGAGGATTGCATAACGGAGTGTTTGATCCGAGTCAAAATACGGCAGATTAATGAAGTTACCCACATCCCCCCGCTCGACAAGAATCTGTTCCTGCTTCGGGAATATTTCGCACCGACCATGCCCAAGAGCAGAAGATATTTCAGCAGCCTTGTCCCTAAAGTCCCCAGCATTCATCCACTCCTTAAAAAAGAAAAAAATATGTGCACCACCTGATTTACTACGGCACACGATACATGGTACTTTGAGTTCTGCTAGTTTATCAACTAGTTTATTGTGATCTAATGGATACTGATCTATATCCAATGCACCAAACTTGCACTTGTTTTCTTCATTTATCGGGATAGCACCAACACCTTTTTTGCCGTTGATGTGTCCTTCTATTAATTCCAAAGTAAGAGGATTTCTTACTATAAATGATTTTGCTTTCTGTTTTCCTGCCGTACGTTCTTGAGATACTTCTGTCTGCCCATGAGCCGTACTAAACCCACTAAATGCTTCTAATAATTCTTCTGCTAAATTCACTCTTCACTCCAAAAAAAAAGAGCCGTGGCTTGGAGGACCAGCCACGACTTTCATTCAATTAAAACGGTATTTCGTCATCCTTCTGTGCACTCTGCATTTCATCAGCAGGTGCAGAAGCCGTTTTAATCTCCCCTTTTCTGAAGCTTTGATACATAGTTCTAGCCTCTAACATCATCGCTTCTATTTCTTTCGTGATGTCATAGACTCGTTCAACCTTGTAGTTATACCAACTACCTTGGTCATTACTTTCTGCTATGGTTTGAATATTCCAAGCAGTTCCATACAATGGCATTGGTTTACCCGAAGGTAATCTGATACCATTCTTTAACGTATTCCATCTACGAGACACTTTTAGTTGTGTCTTTTTCATATCAAGAATAGCAGGAGCACCTAGCTTGGTTTCATTATCCATAGCCATAACAACATGTTGATGAGTTCTAACCAACTCATTACCCGAAGGTAAAATTTCGGCTGCACCATCTCGTGTTGCTAATGTTATGTCCTTATCATTAAATGCTAGTTCTTTTATAAAACCACCACCTGTAGATCTTAAAGCAAACTCCAAGAACTTTTTCTCAAAGAAACAAGGAACTACAGTAATACCTTCTTCTGCTTTATACACTTGTTGTGATACAGTATTGAAGATATCACCCTGTTCAGCACCTTTGATATACAAACTATCTTGTTTGTTCAACTGTGGAGACAAAGCTTGCAGTATCCTTATAAAAGGTATCTGCATGTCCTCTGTTGTAAAGTTCTCAAGTCCTGCTCCTGCCTCTTCCTCTAACAAAGATGAAAGATCAGGAACTGCTACATCTGTAGCTTTCTTTGACGCAACTGCACTTTTCATTATTTTGCTCCCCTTATTTTTGCACGGTTACCAACATAAACACCAAACAGATCAAAGTCTATCGTATCGCCTTTTTCTATTCGGTTCTTCGCCCAAGTCCTCAATGTCATTGGGTGGATATGTGTCTTTTGTGCAGGTTCTAATCCCTTGTTGCGTAAATCATCAACCACGGATCCTGCTACATTATCTTGACCCATACCAAATCCGACAACAACTTCGTTCTTAATAATATCGCCTTCGCCAATAGAACGAATAAAGCTAAATGCTTCTTCCCTTCTATCGTCAGGAATCCTAGCCGATACATATTTATCTATGGAAACTTTGTTGCCATCAACAGTTAAACTTTCAACACCGAGTTGTTCCATTAATGATGGAATGTCTTCCTCATCAACAGTTCTTTTTCTTTGTTGTAAGTCTTTTAGATGTTTTTCAGCAAGCTCGACCTCTTTACCAAGATCGATTGATTGCCTAATTAATGAAGAGAGTTTTGAAGTCTCTCCTTCGCTAACTTTATTAAATGCTTGAGGGTCAGCTGCCTCTTCTTCGAATAGTGAAAACACATCACTCATCGTTCTCTCCTTCTACGTTAAAGTTTATACCCTTCGGTATTGGTACTGAAGTTTAAGCTTCAGCTTTCTCTTTGTCAATAGAATACTTTCGATCCATCTTTTTAGAAAGATACTCTTGCTTTGCAAGAAAAGATATCTCGCCACCTATTGACCTTTCACTGTCTTCCGACAGTTCCTTTAGCCTACTCCATGTTTTCTTGGATACGGCTACTGATTTCCATTTATCTGGATCCATTTTTATTTTCCTTATTAACAGTTAGTAAATTCATCCCACCAAGTGTCTTCCCAATCAGACCTTCCGTATCTTCCGTTTACTTCAAGTGATGCAATCGGAACCTCAGTATAATCTTTTGACTCAGGTATGTATTCTGAAACATCAATTATAAGGTTTCCGTTTGTTTCTCCATCGTCTTGATTTATAGTGATAATAAATCCTTTATATTGAAACTCTATTAGAGAGTCGCCTTCAGATACGTTCTTTATATTAAACGCTTTAATGTTGTTCCCCATTTTAAATTCCTATTTTATTTAGTAAAACACTTTGGAAGTGAGGCTTCGCAAGAAAGGATTTTTAACACCACCTCACTCCCTCCATGTTCAACATTATTACGGCAAGTGCTATGAAAACTTGCCGCGGAGTTTTGAAGATGTACCACTGCAAAACACATCTTCAAATCCTATTTTAACCCATAAAATTCCATAATGTCAAATAATATCTTATTTATTTTTTGGGCGAAACTTTTAACCATTTTCTAGCCTCCTCTCCTAATGTCTTTCCTGCCAATGTAATTTTTGATTGTAAAACTTTTACTATGTGAATATCGATACTATCAGGAACAACCAAGTCAACGTACAACACATTGTTCTTTTGTCCGATCCTATGACATCTGTCCTCTGATTGTATTCTAGTTTCAAGATTAAAATCATTTGAATAATAAATTACATTTGTGGCTGCGGTGAGTGTCAAACCTCGT